GTCTATACGCAAAGGCTGTAGAGATTCGCGGGTACCCCCATACGTTGCGGTTTAGTACGCTTTGTCGCATCCATAGCCTCCATCCTCTCGTATCGTCTTGCGCGAATGCTCTGCGCGTAGCCTGGGATACAGCGTATACCGTAGATGATCCGGCTCTATCGCTGGATTGTATCGCGGTAGGTGGTCTACGTCGTACAATGGCCATTGATCTTGAGGTATACCGGACTGAGCCAGTACACGCATTCTGATCTTGCGCCATGAAGCACCGTAGCCACGCCGTGCCGCACTAACCCGGTAATCGTCAGCCCTGCGCTCTGGTCGTAACGCCGCGTGTTTGTCGCAGTATCCTGAGACATCAAGCGTTAAGCCTGGGCAGCTAGGAACCTTGCACGGTTTGGCCGGTCTGTTTGGCATCCCTTCCCTCACAATTAAGTATCAGTCCACAATCCCTGCAAGCAAGGCAAGTAGCACAATCGGTTACCGTGCCGTATTGCTCACATCGTGATCGCTCTGGTAATGGTTCTGGAAGATCGGTGCAGTCTTTAATGTCGTGACCGTCGCACCATTTATGACACAATTTCGGTGTCCTTGGGAGGACTACCATGCCTGAGCGAGTGACATGTAGTCCCTGCCAGTTTGCCATACACAATAAGTATAACCGATAATGCGGTAAAACGCAATGCTATTCCGTCGCCTCGCGAATCAGCGCGTCGAGTTCGTATATAGTTTTGCCTATCGCTGGCTTATTTAGCCCCAATTTTACCGCATTATCTACGGCTCTATTTCGAGCATCGATTGCTTCCTTGATCCACGGCAATGCCTTCTCTATCCAAACAGCCATATCGGGAGCGGCGGTAATAAGGTCTATATCTGCTTGACGCTCGGCCTGTTCCTGAGCATATCTTTCTTCTTGGTTTGGATATTGGGCAATGTCGTGCATAAAGCAAACGAATCCTTGCTTTGTCCTTATGCCAATTCCGGGCCGTAGTGTTTCTTGTTTATACCACGGCCCCGGTGTCGCCTTCCCCCTCGCCTCAATAGCGGTCTTTATGCTCATAGAGTAGCCTCCTTGTCGGTTCTTCTGGTAAAATATTCCTCGGTGTTCAGGTTTCTGTTCATGCCGCGCTCACACTTGTCGGCATTGGTTTCGCTATATCCAGTAATATCGACCTCATGCACTACTTCACCGGTAGCAAATTTCACTACTTCGACAACCTTCATCCTCTCACCCCTTCGCGCACATGGCGCTGTGAAAACGTTTTCCGATAGTCGTCGCCCTTGAAGTGTAGCACTAGGCCATCTTCTGAGAGCCGCGACATGACATCCTCGCCTATGTAGTTATCAAAGCAGTTCGGGCAGCCTTGCTCCGGGCAGTTCTTTTTCAGATGCTTGTTGCTGATTAGGATAGTGGGCAAGTTCCGAACGTGCCGCTTGTCGATGATGTACGACAGCCAGTCAAGCTCCGCGCCTGAACCCTTCGTCCTGCCTATCTCGTCGATAACTAGCAGGGGAGTCCGGGCAAGCTCGTCCACTACCGCGAGCTCATCCTCTTTCGCTTTCTGCGTGTAGGTGGATCTTATGCGGGTGGATATCTCGTACATGGAGAAGATTTTACCGCGAAGCTCTTTCACGGCGGCGACCGCAAGATGCGTCTTGCCGGTTCCATTGATGCCAATTAGAACCAGTTCCCGAATCTTCCCGGCGATAAGGTCTTGCACCTTTAAGATGTTTCTCATTTGTTCGGGAGTTGTTGGAGTGAACGATGCAATGGTTGCGTTATAGTATTCCGGCTCTATGTTCATTGATCGCAAGGCTTCCGCGTCCGCGTCCTTCCGCGCCTCTTGTCGCTGTATATCATTCCGCAATTCTTGTTCCGCTGTGCATTGCGGACAGTTTGCAAAGAACCTGGAACCTAGAATCTGATTCTCGTACTCGATGTTGTGTATATGGCATCGTACTAACATTTTCAGCCCTCCCTCATATCAAGCATTGCGCCACTTGGCTTCTTGGCCTTCCCGCCGTTAAACTCGTTTTTCTCCCAGGTACGCACAGCCGCCTTCCAGTCGATCATGGGATTCTTCCCCACCTTCCAGCCGTTAGCCTCATAGTGGGATAGCCAAGAGCCAGGGTCTATGCCGCGTCCGCGTTCCTTGCAGTATGCTTCCACTTCCTCAAAGGTAGGTTTTATAAACTGCTTTCGGTGAGTGGTAGCCGCTTGCGGCGCTCCCATATTACTAACCTTATCTATACTAACCTTATCTATACTAACCTTATCTATACTAGCCGGAGTTTTCCGGAAACTTCCGGAGTTTTCCGGAAAAGTACTTATACCATCCGGAATACTCTCGATGTTTTCCTGAAATGGATACTCAGGAATTAGCGTCTCTTTGTTGCCTTCTTGATTTTTGTAGTAGGTAGTGAACGTTTTAACCCAGGCCGCAAGATAGTCAGGGTATTGCTGGACTATGCTTCTAGGAGGGCGCTTATTCTTAGACTTTGTTGCATGGGAAAGGGTTTGATGCTTGTACCACGCCGGGATGAATCCATAGCCGTCGCCATACATGACAACCATGTCTTGAGCGATTATTTCCCGCATGGCGGTTTCAATCTTTGGTGAAGTAATGCCCTTCCTGGCTATTTCGTAGAACCACGCATCGGGATCGTATATGAATATCCCCTCATCGTCGGCCATAGATATAATGGCAATCCATAATATAAAGGCTTCGTTGGAAAGCTTTATAACCTTCCTATCGCGCCATATCTCGGAATCAAGCATCCTCTTTCTAGCCATTATTGCGCCCCGCTATTTCGCGCAGCAGGATACCCAGGACATAATCATTCGGCTTTACACCTGGCGGGATATGTAGCCTCTCGATAATGTCTTTCGGCCACGCAAAGGAATAAAACCTTTTCCCCTCAAGGGCGAGTAGTTGGGAGGCTGTAGGCTTCTTTTCTTTCTTTGGTGGATCTGGCAGTATTGGTTTCTTGAGCCTTACGACAATTTTTCTCTTTGGCTGTTCCATGTAGCCGCCTAAATAAAAAGCGCTTCCGGAATCTCCCTAGCGGGGTTAGACACGTAGACGCGTGCCTAGATTCCGAAAACGCTCTCAAAGGATTGCCCCGTCTATGGCGCATTGTCAAGAGCCGCTAGCACCTTGACATGTTCATTTTACAACAGATATTGAAATAGAGCAAGCATTATTTTCATTATTCGACCGTGCGCCATATCTTGCATCCCGCGAGCGTCCGCAGCTTTGCCCGGTACGCGGCCTTGAGTACGCAAGGGGTCTACCCCTAGGCGCTTTGCCATTTGCTTTGCTTGTTGCGTCCGGTAGACAGCGCCGTTTATCTCCGCGCAGTAGAAGTATTTGGCATCCTGCATATTCCCTGCACGGCCTAATTCTTTATACAGTGACCAGGAAACCCTTATATGTGGTGCAACCGGGCTATCGTCCCAGCAAGGAGCAATACAGATGTCCATCAAAATGGAATATCGTCGCTAAAGTCATCGGCGCTCTGTGCTGGCCTGTTCATAGTCTCTGCCACCTGCGTGACGTGGTTCGGCCTGTCGCCCTGTTCCCTGGGTGCCTCGCGCTCGATGTAGTAGTCAGGCGTGGATTCCCCAGGCTCTTTCCACTTGTTTTTCCACACGACAATGGCGATTTTCTCGCCGCCTATCGTGATGCTGCCCTTCGCAAACGGCGCTTTCGGGTTTTCGGACTTTGGGAACCATAACGCGCCGATCTGATTTTCTTTAGCCATTATATAGCCTCTCTTTATTGCTTAGAATTGCCGTGTCTACAAAACGTCTACAGGTTATGCCATTTCGTTTATCACCTCGTCCCAATCCTCAAACATGTCAAACAGATCGGTCTCTGCCTGCAGTTGGTTGCTGTCCGGCGTGTAGTTGCGAAGCCGGTTCCCTGCGGTGATAAGGCGGGATATGCGGGATTCTGCGGCGGTGAGTTGTTCCTGTAAGCTATTTGCCGCCATATTTGCCACTATTCTGCGTGACTCCATATCATCCCGCTATTGCTCGGCTTCCGTGAGGGCGGAGAGAAGTACGACGCCGTACTGTTCGGGTAATGATCGGTCTGCTACAGGTATTGCCGCCTTGAGAGCATAAAACGCTTTCGCCTCGTCCAGGTCACTCATGTTGCTTCTCCTTCGATTGCGGGCGGTAGGGGAAGATGACAGGCGATATCAAGGGCATCCAGTTGTTTTGCAATTTTTTTCAGCCAATTTGATTTACCTGCTGCCGAAGACGTATGCTTTAGCTTGTCACCTTGCTCGATTTCATACGCAAGAGCATTGGCGCTCCCTGCACTAATTGCGGGATAAGGAATTGCCGCTTTTACGGCTTCGATTATCGCACGCTGTTTCTCAACCTGTGCGCGGAGTTGTTCGTTGTCTCGCTCGAATTTGGCAAGATCAAGGCAAGTGCGGTTATGAGCATCGTCTTTTTGGAGCATCCACGCATTCAGAGAGCGCACTAAATCACCGTCTGTCTGGTGCTGGTCGCCTATGAGCTTTTTAGCGGCTTCAACCTGTGCGCGGAGGGCGATTACCTCGTCGCGGAGGTCTTTGAGTTTGGTTTGGGATACGAGCACCATTCCGGTTGATTTGGTTTCTATTGGGATAACCACATCATCATCGGCTTCGATTCGTTCTTCTCGTGTCACTTTGTGGCCTCCAGTGCGGAGAGTTCATCTTTTGCCTTTTGCAAGTCTTTTCGCATTTCAGCGACAATGGCTTCTTCACGGTCTAACCGCCACGCTATTTGGCCGATGCGTTCACGCGCCTCTATAATCTCGTCACGAGGATCGGGCTTGTCGGAGGGCAGAACAGCAGTGAGCTTGTCGCGGAGTTCTATAGCGGCGGCTTCGGTGAGGTAGTTGCTATAGGTATTAAGCGTGAGCTTTACCGAAAACCCCTGCCTATCATCACGTTTTACTTCGATCATCCTTGTTCTCCTTCGGGCTGGCCCTGCGTGATGGCGAGGTGAAGCCCTTGTTCGGTAATTTCAGCCTCACCATCAAAATCTTTGTATCTGCACATTTTAAGATATTCCACCGCCCTCTCCGCGCACCGTGCCGCCTCGTCCTGCTGGATGGCTAGGTCGCGGGAGGTGACCATTTTTACAAGCTGTTCTATTGAGTTTGCAGCCACATGAAATGGCGGTGTAGCAATCCATTTATCAATAAATTCTCTTGCGCTTTCCATACCTACTCCTTGCCTATCACGGCTTCCGCGCTCTTACGATCCGGCGCGATTATCGAATGTTGCCGCCCGTCCTGCTCGTATATCACCCGCCACGGCCCACCAGGGAACACGCGCCCGGAGTAAATCAGCCGCACGTCGCCGGGCAGATTAAAGCGCAGCACGGATAGCACGGCAAATAGGATGCCGAAGATTAATATGGTCAGTAATAAGACCGACGCTGCATCCGCCGCCCAAAAGCGATCTGCGTTCCTACGCATGAGGCCAATCCTTTCTAGCAACGCCAGCCGCAACGAATGGGATTGTTTTCGGTGCTTCCTTCATCTCCATCAGCGGCATTGACCCATCGGGCGCGATAAGTGATTTGTCCCAAGGGCAGTCGGGAAAGGTGAACTTGCTTTCGTCGAGAAACAAGTCTCTATTGAGCTGGCCCCGCGCAAGGCTTTGCGGATGCCATTGTATCGATCTTTTCGTAGGCTTCTCTTTGTACTCAGCCCACTGTCCATATTGAGTATTGTATGGAATTGAATCCTTCGCCGCCCATACTCGATGCTCCCGGCAGTAGTCGCGGATGTCCTGCTTTGCGGGTTTGGGGGTAATGCGCTCTAGCACTACCGTAGTGCCCTTATCGTTTACGGATGTTGCCACAACTTCAAACTGCTCGCCCATGTACATTACTTTGTCTCTCATAGTGTCTCCTTGATTTTTGCTACCAGCGCCGCAATCTCTAGCGGCCTGTTGCGGATATCGACTTTCCCGTTGCATCTAAGGCAACAGGTCAACGCCATGTTCAGCGGTGAATGGATAACCTCAGCGCCGTACTTGCGAATCCATCGCTTGCCTTGCGGTATTTTGTGCCCAAGCTGTGCCGTGCCGTACCTGTTCACCGATTCGCCACATCCAGCACATAGGCCGGCCTGGTTCAGGAACGCCGTAAAGTGCGCGTTGCGGATTGCCTCGGTACGCTGTTCTGATTTGCTCATTCTTCTATCAACCTTATGCCGAGTTCGGCGGCGAGCTCGTGCGTTTCTTCGATGCACCATGAGCATTGCTCGGTCGTCATCTGCGTTTCAGATATCGGCAACGGTTCAAGGTCGGCCAGGGAGTACAGGATATCGCCATTCGGTTTCGTAGCGAAGGGTAGCCCTCGCTTAAATGCACGGCGCTTGACATACAATTTTACATCGTCAAAGTCATTCCCGGTGTCATTGCATATCTGCTGGATATGCCCATTTAGGTGATGGCTCTGGCTGAACGGCCCGGTAGATCGGCGCTTGCTATGCGTTGAGAGTTCAACGTCGAGCGTGTCCGGGCTTTTTTTCACAAGCTCCCGATATGCGGCCTCATAAAATCTCGGAACTTCGAACGATACAATTTGAGAAGTGCCGGTCTTTATGCGCTTGAGATTGGGGAGCTTGAGTTTCATGCTTTGCCTTCCCACACATCGCCGGGGATTTCGGGAACTTGCGGGGTCAACGCTCTTTGCCTTTCCACAAGCTCGGCCACTACGCCCGCATAGTCGCACTTTGACGGGTCAGGCTTGCCGTTCACGATCTTTGCACCGTGAGCGCATAGCAGGGCGACATATACGTCATCCGGCATCTTGAGTGCGGCCTGGATATCCCTAGCGCGTTGCCGTAAACTTTCCTGAGAGGGTGAGCCTATGGGATTCTCGGCGGAGAGGGTTTTGGCCGGTTCGATGATCGTTGTCTGCCCTTCGGCCTTTTTGCTATCCTCGGGGTTTATAACTTCCATTTCCGGCTTCAGTGATTCCGGACTCATGTCCTCAATTTCTTCTTTCGTGTACGTTCCCGAACATACGCCGGGGAATACCGTCCGAACGCCCTCGGAGATACAGCGAGCGCGAAGCATGGCGCGGGGGTAGTTTTTCCAGTTGTCCTTATCGGTAAGCGCCTGTAGGCCGTCGCGGGTCTGCTGAACGATCTTGCTTGCCTTGTCGATAGTCCAATCGATTGTTACCGTCCCGCCCTGGGCATGGGTGAATTTTCCAATAACCTTGGAATCGGTATACGCTACCCATTCCACAGTTCCACCGGCCTGCTGGAATCTGGCAAGTACCGCGTCGGCTTTGAGCGATGGGCGATTCTGGATGATGTGATAATCCCTTGCGGCTTCGTAGGGATTGCGCCCCTCGGCCTGGGCAACAAGCATCAAAGCCATAGCCTGATCGATTGTCTTGACTCCGAATAGCCCGGACTTCGCGATAAACCCGGCAGCTCTTTCCATGTCCGGCATTGTGATAAGCGCGTTTTCCATTCTGTTCACCTTATTTCCAGGCGCTCGCCGCGTGTTATTTCAACACCGGGTACTGTCTGGCCTTCTTTGATTGCGTCCTTTATCGCCTGCTTGCTCAGGATCGGAGCCTGATCGATAAAGAACTCCCTGGGAACGATTGATTCATCAAGTACCAGGATCGCCGGAGGATTAGCCTTGAATTTGGCCGTAAAGATACCGGCCTTCACATCGCGCTTTCCGGTCAATACCATCATGGCTTCGATGTACCCGGTAAGGTTTTCGGCTTTGCGGTTCAATGCTTGCCGTCTTTCCGCAAGGCGTTTTTCTTCCTCGCGTATCGATGATGCGTCGGCCTCAAGGTTGCGGATGAAGCGGATCACGTTTTCAACCTTCTCTGTAAATTCCCCGTCCATCGAATCCAGGGCGTTGACCAATGCTGCGCGTTCGTCCTCGTTTGTCGCGTCCATGCCTAGGACTTCCCTGTACCGTTCTGCAATTTCGTACAATGTTTCGCTCATAACTCCCCCTCGTCCTTCATTTCATCCAGATAGTTTTCGATAACCCGGTCAGCATCGCACGTCGGGCACTCGTCATCATCGCAGTCGAAGCACTCATCCGGCGGGTCAAGATGCTCTGCCACTGGCTCGCCAAGTACGCCCCAGCTCATGATCGCCCCATTTCCGCAAGCTCCGCCTCGTTGCGTACTTGTAGCGTGTACCCGGCTGTCCGCAAGCGATTCCGCACCTTGGGATTGTCAGCAAGCTGGGACGCTATGGCCTCTACGCGCTCGATCGTCTTGATGCCAGTTGCCCGGTTTACAAGGTTGCACAGTGCCGCATCTGCGCCCAGGCCGTGCATGGATCGGAGCATCCGCATACCGGAGGGCGACATTATGCGCCGCATGGCTTTTTCCTCGTAGGCCGATTCTGTGCCGCCGTTCATGCTCTCGCCCCCTGGTTCGCCACGTTATGCAGTACGCTGTAGTCCTGCCGTGCCGCGCCGATAAGATATGCCGCAGTCGCTTCCACCGTGTAGTTGGGGTTTGCCGCGGCTACCAGTGCCGACGCTTTGGCCTTTGCCGCGCCTGCGCTTCCCGCCTTGACTTCAGTGTCCAGCGAATAGCGGCCATTCAGGGCGATTCGCACGCTGTAGTTGAATTGCTTTCTCACTTGACCGCCTCCTTGGTTGACCCAAGGCGTTCCAGCTTGGCGATTTTTTCCACTACCTCGCCCCTTCTTTTAGTGAGTGCTTTGATTGTGCAATCGATACGGCCCAATTCTTGCGTTGCCCTTTCGAGCGGTGTGCGGTTATCAACCCCTAAACATTTCCTAGTAAACTTGTTTTTCCACATCTTTATTGCCCTCCGATATTGATTGTCGCATGGGTCAATGTGCCTGTCAAGCTATATTTGTAACATTTATATATTATTATTAAATAGCGGTTTTAGCGGGTGTAATGCAGGGCCATCTTGCCCTTGGCCTTTGCGCGGTGCTTGAACTTCCCGGCTAGGCGCGGGTCTTTCTCTAGCTCGTCGGCGTAGAATGGCAGGAAGTTATTATTGACACGCACGCCGTAAAGGATGAATAGATGCGAGCGTAAATCCTCGGCTATGTGCCTCATGTGCAAGGTACGGCAGGGCAAGAGCTTGACGGCCTCTGCATGGAACGCGTCGTACACTTCGGGATGTGCCGCATGGAACGCCGCGAACTTCTGCGCCCAGGTGTCACACGCGGGCGGGAGGCCGGGGATGACTTCGGGTTCGTAGAGTTCAATCATTTCCTGCACTCCTCGCACGTCACATCATTAGCGTTAGGGCAACGTTTCGCGCCGTCGCAAGGAACCTTCCAGGCTGGCTCATTAGGCGGTAACTCCACACCATGCCCTGCATGGAAAAGCGCCGCAAGGCAGAAGCCGCAAAAGAACGCTACCGATGCAGTAATGTAAATCGCTAACATTATTCCCTCCATGCGGTTTCCCGCTATAGGCCGCTCGCGCTATGACGCGCAGTCGCTTTCCGACGCGGCCTGGTGCCTAGAGCGCCGATGACCTAATGAGGATTTCCATGCTGTTGAGCTTGTCGTAAAATGATTCGTTGAGGTTGTAAAGTGATGCCGCAAGCGGGCACATTGGGGGACGGTCAGCTTTGTTCCCAGCAATACCCCCAGGCACTGGAACACTTTTCAGCACTGGATTAAATACATTGTTTGCCTTTTCGAGAAGTTCTCCAAGGCGGTCGGCGTTTCGGTTGAGTGTCTCGATCTGCTCGGCAATCTCCGAAAGCCCTTTTTCCTTGTCCATAAATCCCTCCGCAAGCCGACGCCCTTTGTCGTCCGCGCTTATATAGGCGTGACGGGAGTTGAACCCGCTAGGAACGGATTTCAAGTCCGCCCAGTTGCAACCCGGTTACCGACCGGCTCACGCCCTTAAACCATCCGGTGATTACATCGCGCCACCGGCCACGTTACTTGCACACGCGGCGGGAGAAGCCGCGAGAATTGCCCTGTATAGCGGATTCCTGCCTCATGGCGGGGTTTTGCGCCGTTTCTTGCATTATCTTGCCTTCACTTCGATAAAGTTCAAATCTGGATAGACGTAGAGTAATATCTTTTTCCGAATGGCATAGGATTCCGTGATATGCCCTTTTACATCCTCGACGATGCGCCGATTCGTCCGCGTGTCCAGGTAGCGAAAATCTGCCCGGTAGGTGAGGGCTTGCACCTTCTTGCCTTCGCGGATATACGCGGGCTGTAGGATGTAGGCGGGTTGCAGTTCCAGATCGCGGATAAGCCCTGCGCGTTCGAGCATACGAAGCTCGGCATAGCGGTTCATCTCCGCACGGCTGGCAAACGTGCGCCCGTCCATAGTGCGGGACTCCGGCGATGATACGCGGATACGGGCGCTCATTCTTCAAACTCCAACATTTCTTTCGTTGTCTCACGCTCAATATTCGCCATATTTCGGCAAGCCTGCTCGAAGTAGGAACGCTTTAACTCTACACCTATAAACTTCCGTCGAAGTCTTACTGATTCATAGCCTTCCGAACCAATTCCAGCGAACGGAGAAAGTACCGTATCGCCGGGGTTAGTCCAGAGTTGTAAAGCTCTATGGATAACCTGAAGCTGTAGTGGGCAGATATGGCGCTCGTCGTTGTGTTCCCGTGCGCTTCTGAACTGGAGCGTATCGGAGGGGTTTATATCCATCCATACCGGGGAAGCGTATCGCTGCCAGATATCAATAGACAGCCGTCCTGTCGATTGGAATGTGCCTTCTTCTCCGCAATAATGGTCAAGCTCGCCCTCGACTGATTCAGGATTGATGCCGGGTTTTCGCATGGTCACGAGGTAGTCCGGTACGCCCTGCCGACTCATGCAGGAATCTTTCGCAAGCTGTTTATGCAGTAGGCCGATTGCCTTTGTCCTTTGCATGGCGGTAACGGGGTCCTTCCAGATACACACCTCGGAATGGTAAATAAAGCCCTCGCCCTCGAATAGCCGAATCAGATCGCCGCGAAAATCGGATATGCCGATATAGCCTTGATGCGTGATCGTAGTGGGCAGATTCATGCAATGAAAGGATACGAGTCTACCAGGCATGATGACGCGGAATAATTCCTTGACAAGAAAGCGAAGATGCTCTGCAAACTCTTTCTCATCCTTAGAATTGCCCATATCCCTATCACTATTTGAATACGTATAGAGGCTTGCAAATGGCGGCGAGAATACGGAAAAGTGTATTGATTCGCTCGGAAGTTTTGCTACTTGCTCGACGCAATCCCCTAGATACATCGTCCAGTCTTTGCCTTCTCTTTTTTCTTCCATGTAGACCGCCCTTGATCGTTCAGTGCCTTTAATGTTTGCTTCGTTTATGGCGTGCATATTTGACACCATCATTTCAGCCATTCGCAGCGCGTCAGCCTCTTTACGCTCGATGTTCTTTACTACCATCCCTTCAGTGTCTGCTGTTATAACTTTGCATAGTACCTTGTGAGTCTGGCCGAATCTCCAGCATCGACGTATGGCCTGATAGAAGGCTTCGTAAGAATCAGAAAGGCCGACAAAAAAGACGTTATGGCAGGATTGAAAGTTCATTCCGAATCCAGCAATCTTTGGCTTACTTACGAGTACGCGGATTTTACCATGAGAGAAGTCAAGTAATGATCGTTCCTTATGTTCCTCAGAATCCGCGCCTTCCACTTCCACGGCATCGGGAATAAGCCTGGTTAATTCATGGCTTTCATCGTTCAGATCGCACCATACAAGGCACTGGCCTTCGGTTCTATTAACTATTTCAGCGCACTTCAACGCCCTGTCGGATATGCTTGATCGCCTTGCTCCTTGCCGTTCCTGCAGGGTGTTAGCTTCGATGGCGAATAGCATCCCTTCAGTAGGTTCGGAGACTTCAACGGTGATCTGTTCCATTTCAAGGGGCGGGAGAATAAAATCGCCATCCTCATAACCAAGATCGGAAGGCTTGCGAATCATTACCGCCCATGAGCATACCCAATGCCAGAACTCGGCTTCGGCATGGCCTTTCAATCGCCATGTCTGCGTTTCGCCGCCATCGTGAACAAAGAACATCGAGAGCATTTCCGTCCGCTTCATGGTTCCTAAAAACTCGGCATGATTGCCTAATTCCATGAAGTCGTTCGGGGCTGGCGTAGCCGTACAGCATAGCCGGAAAGGGACATTGCCGAATCGCTCTATTAGCATTGTCCTATACTTGCCAGTGTAGCTTTTCAGGATCGAGCTTTCATCTAATACGATGCCTTGGAACATTTCAGGGTCGAACTTTTCCAGCCGTTCATAATTCGTGATCGTAATCCGCGAATTGATAGATCCGTCTCCAGAGTATTCTATACCCTCAACGCCGAACTTCGCTGCCTCTCGGATAGTCTGCGCAGATACCGCAAGCGGGGCAACGATAAGAACGCGCCCAGGGATATGCCGCGCCCATTCAAGTTGCATTGGTGTCTTGCCCATGCCGCAATCGGCAAAGATAGCCGCCCTGCCGCGTGCAAGCGCCCACCTGGTAATGTCGTGCTGGAAGGGAAAGAGCATAGGATTGAGATCGTCCTTTTCGAGCGCAAAGCCAGTAGGCTTGTCGATGATTGATTTCTGCGCGATAAACTGCGAATAATCCGTCATAGATGCCGCCATACCAGCACGATAGCGATGATAAAGAGGGCAAGCGCCCCAAGGCACAGGATGGACGCGATCATTTATGCGCCCGGATGTCGGCCAGCACAAGCTCCGCGATCCACCGGCCTGCTACGATATGCCGCTCGGTGATGTGCTTCTTGTACTCGGTACGCTCTGCGCCTGTAAATGGTAGCCGCACGACTAGGCCCGGTTCGGGTTTCACGATGGTTTTATGTTTCATAAGGGCAGTATAAATCAGGGCTTGCGGGGTGTCAATATATATTCGTAACTTTTATTGCATAATTCGGCAAGGGTAAGGAGAAGCCCACCGGGGAGGTATCCGGTGAGCCTACGTTGTACCGCAACGCACGGTCAATGAATGGCGAAATAGATAGCCGCGCCTGTAGCCAAGACTACCGCGCCGCCGAGTAGCCAGTTACGGCGCGAGGCTTTCGATAGGGCGCTTTCGTAGCTCGATGCTGATTGCTTGTATTGCGTCAAGGATTGCTCTAAGCTTTGCACCGCTATCGATTGCGCTTGCAATTGCGCTTTGAGCCGTACTGATTCGGCCATCGATGCTGTCAAGGATAGCTCGGCTAGCGTCAGCTTTTGCTGTAGCAAGGTCAGCTCGTTCCTCGCTTGCTCTAAGAGCAGATCGAAGTTGTCCCATGTCGCGGGTGTATTTGATTGCGAAAACGCCAAGGGCGGCGAGCAACAGGCAAACAATAACGACAAGCACAATACGAATGATTTTTTCCACATTATTCCATCCTTTCGGCGGATTTTCGCAGATTGGCCAGGTCGCCGATTGTCGTAAGCCCCAAGAGGATAAGCGTCGCCCCTGCGAATATGGCGATTACTTCCCACGGTGCAACGCCCCAGGACAGCGCGATTGCATTCCCGAACGATGCCAGAGCCAGGACGCGCCGCATCGAGTGGACGCCTTTTGTTTCCTCGAAGATGGTCACGATAGCCTCCTGAAAACCCGCTTCGATATGCACTTGCCATTCTTGCGGGTCTGCGAATTGCCGAGCGGATCCCATAGATCAGCGCCCAGCCGTAACATGAAATGGACGTACTTCCAGAGCCATTCCTCAATTACCACGTCGCCGGGTTGCGGGTAATACTCCGGCCCTTCCTTACGATATGCCCATGAGCCGCCCGCGCAAAGATCCATGAACTGAGCGTGTTTCCATACAAGCATTTCAGCGCCAAGGAACTTCAACTGTTGCCCTTGGATTACAAGCTCCACCGCGTCACGTGCAGGACGGCCTGGTTTCGCGCCCTCGATGATGCAGAGCGCAAAGCATCCTTCCTCGCCCATGGTCTTGAATAGCGCCTGTATGCCCGCGATCATGCCGTTTTCCCGATGTCTTGGCAACCCATCTTTTCAATCAGCCGCGTAGTAATCTCTTTCTTGGTCTTGCGTACCATTTCGATAGCGTCGCCCACGTTGCCATTTAGTCCCTCGCCATGTATTGCCATGAGCGAGATTTCAAGCGATTCAAGCTGGGCAAGCTGGATAGGATACAGGCAGCGTATATCCTCGCCCATGACTTTTTGATCGTGCTTAACTTCGCCCAGTATTGTAACTACGCGTTGCAAGGTAGCATCGCGCTCAGCCTCTAGGGTCAGCTTGCGGATATGCCGCGCCCTGATGCCCTTGTGAACCTGCTTGCCGATAAACACTATTCCGGCGACAACCGCACCGCCCGCCGCTACGATCATTGCATCCCGCAGGATGGTAAGTACGCTCATGGGTGTTCCTTTTAGATAATTTTTACAGTGTCTTGTGCCTTTACCGCCGCCCATAGTTCCGGGCAATATTCCGGGCAAACATGGAAAGGCGAGCCGTCCTTGAGTATCACATAGCTCCCGTCGTCCCGCCGTTCGATAATTTCATAGCCTGTGTTTTCCATTATGCTATCCTCTCATAGAACATTCGCAGATTTGCAGAAGCGGTGCCTGACATAAGGCCACCCGCGGCCGTGCCCGCCATTACGCTGTTGTAGGTAGCCCCATACGTTGCCACCCGGAACATCCATGTACCACCTGCCGGGAGCGTAACCTGTGCGCCTGATGCACAGTCAGCAACGCCCCTGTAGCCGATAATGCTTGTCGATGTGCGCGTAGGCATTGCTCCGGGAGTCGCCCCTGCACCAATAGCCGGGCCGAGTTGTGCTTTGGCCTTAGCCCCTGCATCATCCACGCCGCCAGCAAGGGTAGTCGTGCCGCCTGCGGGATTGGCAAGGGTCAGCGTTGCCGCGCTCTTGGCTATGGTGATTTGGTTGCCGAGGATGCCGGGAGCGGTCGTAGCTAGTGCGCCAGTGTATGAACTCCCATTAGCACGACCAGCAGTTATAACAATAGGAGCGCCCAATTGCGTAGCATATACTAATGGATTCGCAGCGGCTATTTTATAGTTAACTCCATCATAGATGCCCGGATTTGTACGATTTATTGCTCGTACAAACATAGATAATGTATCAATATAGGTGACCTCGACTCGCACTTGCCCCTCAACCGTAGGCGTTTGCCCCACAAAAGTATAAACCTTCCCACCAATAGTCACAGTATCATCTACGCCGCCTGTGGCAAGTGCACCGGAGGCAGTGAGTTCAGAGCCAGCACCCGCAACGATTTCATACGTTGCACCGTTGCCCACGGTACCGCGAAGGATGGCCGTTACGGTAAGGATCGTGGCCGAAGCCGTGGCAGTAAACAGGCTATTAGCCGTACACTGATGTTTTGTGCCGAGCGTTCCAGCGGTGCCATTGACTGCATCTCGGGCATTGGTTAGGCAAGCCGCGACCGTCGCCTCAAGCAAGACCTCGCCTTCGGTAGGGGTCAGGGCAGATTTCCATGTGTAGGTTTTCGTGCCGACCTTGAAGGTGCTATCTGCCGCCGGAAGGCCGGTTGTGGTGGTCAGTGTACCAAATGCCGGGGTATTTACGTTCGTCCCGTTGCTCGTAATCGTCGCTGTTGCCGCCGCACCTACGCCCGCTGTGTCGCCAATCTGGTTGGCTATTCTGGCCGCTTCTTCGCTGAGGGAGCCGGGGAGGTAGGAGTAGTCGCCGATCCAAATGAAATCAAGTTCAAAAATATAACTTGCATCGGGTGAGAGGATAAGTACATGATTTGTCGCGGCTTGTAAAAGTTGTGCTGATACCACTGACCATATATTGCTTTTAAGCGTGATAGATGGCGCAGAACCTACACTAACACCAGAAAATATTTTGATTGTCGTGTCGCCAGAAATGCATCTTATTCTTGCAACAACCAATTTGCTATTTGACCCCGCGATTATTTTAAATATATCGCCTTTGAACGTGAGCACACCACCTGATACGCTAGGGGCAGGGCTGTAATCGCTAACCCAAGAATCAGTCGTTGCCCACGCATCCTGCGAATACACCGCCGTCGCCCCATCCGGCATCTTTGTGCGTCGGGTAAGGAAGAAATCGGCAAGGCCAGTGGCGTCTTTGAGTTGCTTGACGCTTGGCACACGGGTGTCATCGGTGCCTGTGACCAGCTCTGCGGCAGTGGCTATTTCAGCTGTGCCCCGCAGCGCCGTTGTCGCCTGTGCGATATTCGCCGTGTCCGCATCATCCGATACGGTGAGCGTTTTGGGGGTCGTACCGCCTGCGAGGGTGAAGCCGGTGGCAAGGTTGGATTTGCCTGTTGCCGCCAAGACAAGCGCCGTCCAGCCAGCTTGTGTCATGCGCTTTAGTGCCCCGCCTACAAGTACCCACCAATGGGCAGGGGCTGCGGTCACTTCGGCGGTCGCAACTGCAATAGCGGTGACGTTAGCCTCATCGGTCACATCCGCCAGCGCCTCGATGCCGCCCAGCTTCGTGATCTGCGCGGCGGTTGCTTTGCCCGGTACGGATGCCGTTGCATCAGGCAGGCAGGCCGCGAGTGCTGTCGGGTTATCGAGCAAGTCGCAAGCGGCGTTAATCCCGTTGTCCATCGTCTGCAAGTTAGCCGCGCTCAGGGGCGGTGCCGCGCCGTTAGCCCATGTCTGCGGTGTGTATCCTATTGCCATATCCCCTCCTACGGGTGTGTTCCGTTAGTTACGGTCTAAAAAGACGCAAGAAAAGCCACGCCAGAGCCCACAAAGTTACGCCGAATGTTCTAAACATAATTGTCTCCTTACCATGCGATAGAGATTTGCGTATTTACAGTAGTTGTGCTTCCATAAGATATCTGTATGACGGATAGTGTCCCGGCGTCGATGCCATAAAAATCAACCCTTGAAGCACTAATCCTTTGCGCCTTACTAATTATTGTGGTGCCTATTGCTCCCGATACTATTACAACGTCATCAACATCAAGCAAGGCAGGGGTAATAGCTTCAAACACACTGTTTCTAGTATAGGTTGCCGCGTGGATGCTTCCGGTCGGAATCCTTCCACCCGCGGTGTGCATGGCTCCAGATTTTGAATCTAGTGTCTTTATAGCTAATTCCAGTATCCCGTCAGTGACTGTCCCTAAATATTGCCACCTTATTGTATTGTCAACGACGAAAGCCCCTGTGCCGGTCGGCCCACCTGATGCGGCAGATGTTCCAGCAGATATGCAGTCGTAAGCATTACCGTCGTTTGACCGAATGTCTCCGACAGAGTAGGCAGTAGAAGCCTCCCATGCGATAACCGTTCTCTTGGCAACGTGCTTCCAATCGCCGAGAGAATCACCTCCAAAGTTGGACAGTACATCAAGCCCGCACATTGGCCCGGCGTAATTGTGCAAGGATAGATCACGCACATAATCATCAGTCCCGACAACGGCATGGAGCGAGTGCGTTGCTTCGGAGTCGCCCGATGCTACGTCCGGCGCCCGTGTTTCGGTGATAGTATGCAGTTCCCCGGTATTCGTGTTGCGGAAGGTGATAATCATGTTCGAGGTGCCGGGGATGTTGTGCGGCCATATTTCATACTGGCCTTCTGCCGTAGGGTCGCCTATAAGGATCTTTCCCTCAACGGTGGGAAGGATTATCGACCCGGTTAAATTGTAATATCCATCTTGACTTATGGTGTCATCGGCGCCGGATGCGTAGGTTAACAGAAGCGAGGTTGTGCCAATATATGCCGTCGCGCACGTTTTGGAATTGAACGTCCCGCCACCTAGTGTATTTGTCACATAGCGGCGAAGCGGTGGAGACATATCGTTGATAAGTTCCGAGCCCTTCCAGTAGGTGTCAATCGATGCAGTGGCAAGCGTTCCCGATGCTATGTTTATGGTTCCAGCCACATTGTAATATCCGGCGTCATCTATAACCAGGACGGTCGAATCAGTGGAATTATAGACACCTATTGTATTGGCGGCAGGGCTAACCCAAGCATGGAGCATTTCACCAACACCATAATGCTGGAATAGCAATACATCGCCTACAGCTATTTCGGTTTCGTTGAACGCTTTCGGTGTTGCGCTTAATCCATCAATCACAGCTATTTGCACAGAGTTTTTGTAAAGAACGCAATACCCGCCGTTTGCAGTCACCCACGGCTTAACCTTGCCCAATACTCCGCTAGTTATCGAGATATAACTAGGATATGTTGCGGCGGCGTCTTGATACGCCGGAGTTTCAGCCGTCCCGCCTTTTACGCAATGGGTCACTGTCTTGGAGTCAAGTGTTGAGGCCGAGTCTACCGCGTGCCACGCTTCGGATAGTCCTGCGCAAAGGTCGATTAGTTCCGAACCCGGCCAGTAGGTCGGCGTAGGTGCGTTTACAGTCTCGCCTGCCTGTGCCGCTATGGTGTCGAATGTGGGCGATTTAAGGAGGCCGGATATCGTGAGGTTGCCGACGCGCAAGATGTCGATTATCGCTGCCCGGATGTGCGCCGTAGGGATGCTTACCGTGATACCGTAATCCGCTTCGGTGCCGTAGAGCGTCGCCGTGCCATCGGTATTGTACATCATGCAGACGGCTACGATATCGGACAGCGCCGCGTAGAGGTCAGCGGGATTCGTCGAGCGATTGTATGCGGATCCGTCCCAAACGAACACGCCGCGATTCGCATCCCCGGAGGTCGCGGAATAGCGGAGGTATTTGTCGCCGGGATTGGTTGCCGTAGGTGCCGCGTCAAGATGCGCGCCCAGGTATCCGGGGACGTAGACAGGCACGGCCGCCGCAACTTCGCTCGTGGTCTGCCCTGCGTCATCGCGGACCCAGGTTGTAGGAGTCGTGCCGATGTACTGGATGCCGCCATAAACCGCGTGTTGCCCGTCATAGTCCACGGTGTCAGGGGTTGCGCCGGCGGGGTCATTGGCCAGGGATTTGAGCGCCGGGAACTTTAGCGGTACTTTCGGTTGCGCGATTATCGGATTGCCAGCGGTAGGAGATGCCGTATACTCGCCCACGCCTTCACAGATAACTTCAAAGGTTTTCGGATCGGCCCCGTCGATAACTTCCAGCACGCGCAAGGTCTGCGTCGCCCCAAGCAGTACCGCATCGGCCAGGGTAACGATATCCCCAGGCAGTAACACGTCGCCCCAGGGGTAGAGCGTGAGGCTGGGATATAGATCCAGGCCAGGGTAGAGAGTGTCGGAAGATAGCGCGGTTAGTGTTATCCGCTTGAAGTGATAGCGGTATATTGCGTTTTTATGCCATGCCGCGCGGCCATTCGCAATCCTCTCGGCTGCCGTCTTTGTCGTGATGGTATCGGTCTCGATGGTTTCGCGTTCCTCGCTCGATGCGACTATCTCAGCCTCGGCCTTGCACTTTGCATCTTTGACCGTAGCGTCGCCCACTATTCGGAGTTTCGTTATAACTCCGCCCGTTGCCGAGTAGAACCGCAAGAGCATCCCCATGCCGTCGGCTGTTGAGTCTTGCAGGGCAACGTCGCCCGTGTGATCCCACTGCAATGCAGGGCTATCCACGGCCACAAGTTCATAATCGGTGATCTTGTATTCAGCGCGTACCGATTTACCGCTTGCCGCGCCGTCAGGGAAATACTCGCCAGCGCCTAGGATAATGACGCAGGGCTGCGTCGCCGTCGCCCCTTGCGTATCCTCGAACACAATCTGGTCATCGAGCGCCTTGTGCGTCCAATACGTAACGTCCACAGCCTCGCTCTTGAACTCGTCCCGGTCGAAGGAATAGCCCTCGGCTATGTTGCCGCCTGATCCGGTTGCCAGGGTTGCTGTCGGGGTGTAGGTCGCAGGGTAAAGATTATATAGCTCGATGACGCCATGGACGCTAGGCCGCACGGTGTAGACTGTATCGCGTAGCACTTCTTCAATAAGGCCGCGCAAGGATAACGCCTTGCCCGTGCCGTCGGCTACATATTTATCTACCACGGTATCAATGGCCGTGAGGTTTAACTCTGCATCGGCGTACCCGGCCAGGTAGAAAAGCTGGTGCAGGATCGATGCGGTTTTGGTTGTAGGATCGGATATCTTATACCCCGACCATACAATCGATGTGCGCACCTTTTTACGATCCATGCGGTACAGTACATCGACGCACTGGCATTCAAGCGCATCGACCTGTAGCTGCCCCACCGATATTTTAACCGTTTTGCGGATGGTGCCCGTAAAGTACGGCGCTCCATCTTTGGTAATCGTGACTTCTGGATCGGTGCTTGCCGTTACAAACTGATTGATTAGCGCCGTATTCCGGTGCAGGGAGAATCGACACGTGCCGATAGACGGCCTCAGGGCGTTGTGGAGTATCCTATGCCGCTTGACCGGGTACTGGCCGACAAGGTAGCTCGTGCAATCAGTAGCGCCAGAGCCAAAGTCTATCGATACCGCGTACCTAGCCATTTGCGCCCGCCATGTTTAGCACCCCGGCTGCCTTGAGCTCTCGCCCGATAATCAGGGCAAATTGACCTATTCCATCCTCGCCCACAAGCGCCGAGGTTACAACGGAAACGTTGACCGTTATATCGCGCGGCTTTGTGTACGTCGCCGTGCCGCCCGTTGTACTTGTCCCGCCACCGCCTGCCGCTACGAGATCGGATTCGGTTATCGCGGCCAGTTGCCCGTCGTTCCCGGCCCGGTATGCAAGCTGTTGCCCACCGAAGATCGAGCGTATCTTATTGACTACCCATACAATCGCGTTGTAAATCTGGTTGCCTACCCAGATAAAGCCGTTTGCTACCGGGCGGATCGCGTTATTATACAGCCAAATAAAAGCATCGGAAACCATTTTGATTACAGGCCCAAGCGCCGAGATTACAGGCGCTAATATCTTCCCTATCGTCATCCCCAGGATTCGCAAGATGCCCACAAGCGGCATGAGTACCGCATCGATGATCGGGCCTAGCACTTCCATAACCGCTCCGAGTACCGTCTGCAAGGGATTGAGTATCGCATTGACTGAGGCAAGGGGCGTTATCATTCCCAAGAGGCCATCGACGAGGGGAAGCACAGCGGATAAGAGCTTGCCGAAAATACCGCCTGATCCGCCCTCCCCGCCTTCTATGGTTCCAGCGGCATAACCCCCGATTTTTTTGTTAGGTATTACCGTTTCGCCACCGTTAAAATACACGACTTCCGGGCCTTCCTCGCCTACCATTGCCCAGCCTTTCTTTGCGCCATCTGTTCCCGATGCGTAGCCGGACATGGGAAGGTCGAAAACAGAAGCTGGGGTTCCTGTCCCGGTGAACTTTACGCCCTTTAAAAACTGGACAGCCTTGTCAATGCCGCCGATAATTTTATCAATAAAATCGACAACGGGCTTGAAGGCTCTTTCTATTACAGACACAACGGCGGTAACAATATTCTTGAAGCTCTCCCATACCTTTTTCCAGTCGCCGTTCACAATGCCGGAAATGAGGTTTAAGGTTTCCTTTAGAATCGTACCCACGCTTTTTATGTTCGGCCCGATTGTAGTTGTCCATACTTCGGAAAACCATTTTATTATCGGATCGATTGCCGGTTTCATTTCGGTGATAAACTTCGAGACATTAGCGAAAACTTCCTTGACTATAGGTGCAAAGCTCTTGATTGCGGGTATTAGTGGATCGTTCAGGAAGGCGACAAGCCATTCAAGCACTGGTTGAACGGCGGGCATAAGTGCCTCGCCTAGTGCCGCCTTTGTATCGTCGATGGTGTTTTTAAGGTTACCAAGCGCAACAGAAGCAGAGCCGCCCATAGCATCGGCAAGCCCGCCATATTTAGAGGCGATGAGGTCAACTCCCGCGCCTGATTTGAGCTGCTCAGCGTCCAACTCTTTCATGCCATCAACAAAACTTCCAAGCTCTTTAGTCGATCCTGAGAACGTTTTATTTATCTGCTGAACGCTGGTATTTAGGTCTTTGCCAGTAACGGTTGACATATCAGCCGCAGCCGCTATGACCTTGCGAATTTGTTCTTCTGTTCGGCCAGAGGTGGCAAGGAATGAGGTCATGGAGAGAATTGCTTCATCATCTGCGCCGGTCTTTAGAGCCATAGCACCGGCATATTGTCGCAGTCTGTCAGCGGCACCGTCGGTGAGTTGCGCCGATTGCGCGATTGCAGCATTGAACGTCATGGTCGCTTTTTGCTGTTCCGCGTATTCGGTGAAAAACTCCCCAACGGTTGACGCTATTTTAGAAACTGCGTTGACTACATCGCCAGCCGTAACCTGTACGTTTTTAAGGAACCCCTGAGAGTCATCGGACATTTTCTTAATGCCGCCCGATGCTTGGAGCGCCGCCTGTGAGACTGTTTCACGTCCATTGATCTCTACGGTTACGCTGCTCATTTGTCCCTCATCTTTTCGTTCATGCGCTCGACCCATCGTACCCGCGCGATATTGTAAATCAGCATATCACGCGCGGGCTGGGCTTTGTAGCCGCCGTCGCAAGGATAGTGTCGCATGGTGCCCTTGCCGTCGATCATGTCTGCCATGTCACGCACCCAAGGGCTCCACGCAAGCATCAGGGAGCTGGGGCCGTCGCTCCAATCATCTTCGAATTGGCTGCCGTCGAAGATCCAGTCTGTAACGTCTCGGATTTGCGCGACAGCCTCAAGGCCAAAGGGAGATTTTGCTCAGTAACACGCGCAAGTATTTCGTTTGCCACATCCGAATACTGCATGATCTCAGCCGCCCACGCGCTCGAAGGCTTGCCGTTATCCGTCATATTCGTTGCCTCAATGCCGTACACTAGCCGCAAGGTGTTTTCCTCGACCTTGCCTACCATGTCAGCCGTTGCGTGTTCCATCACCTGCATGGCGATATCCTTTTTCATCTTGTCGGATACGCCCATAATGCGCTCAGCTTCGCTCTCAGGCTCAGGCATTCCGTCGATTATCGATGCCGCAATGGCTTTCGACTTAACGATGCTCCTTGTCTGAGCGGCCAATATCTCGGCCTCGCCCTGCTTCGTGTAGCGTCGCGTCTGAACCCAAAAACCCGGAAGGCTTTCAAGCTCGAACCTCTCGCCTATCGTAACACGGTCAGCCGCGATTTTCCAATCAATCGACGGCTTTTTCATCTTCTTTTCGGCCATTAGTACGCCCCTGAGTCAGCGGTAAGAATGGCAACAGAAACCGGCGCTTCGTAATCGGTCGCCGTGCCGGGGTTAAATCCCTTGAACTTGAGGCCAAGATCCAGCGCGTCGCCGTTTGCTTCGGGCTTCGGCGTCTCGGAAAGCTCAGCATAGGGGATTTCCACAAGCATGAGCGGACTCACGGAAAGGAGGAACGCATCCTCGACCGCGAAGTAATAGAACTGTACCGCGAGCTTTGTCCCGGCTTCGGCTTTCGGCCTCTCGAGGACTGAGGTCGCATCCAGCCGCAAGGTAGTCGATCCCTCGACCACGAACTTTCCGCGTTGCTGGTACATCCGGTCGATTTCGTCCTGCCCGTAGCCATCGGCAATATGCCCATTGTCGAACGATACCGCGTGCTTTCGGGTGTATGAATATTTAGTTCCTGCAAGAGAGGTTGAGCCGCCGCCGAACTTGTACGGCTTGAGCGTAGGAGCGGTCAGCACAGAGGCCACCTGCCCGATAGTCTCGCCCATGCCGATTACATCGATATCAGCTTCAACGTCTGCCTTGAGAGCCGCCGACATGGAGAGCTTATTGATCGCGTTGCCGTCGTACAGGTAGTTGTCCTGGTAACCGTCGCGCTGGATTGAGTACGTATCGCGCTCAGCGCCCAAGGTGAGGTTTGGAGTGAACTTGTGCAGATACGCGCCTGATCCGGTGCCCGTGAGCCAGAGGAAAGCGTACTTGCCCTTGGCCTGGAAGGTGCCAGCGACTACCGATACGATAGCGGTTGCAGCGGTGCCCGTCACAATCTCGCACTCATAATCAGTGTACGCGTCGATCACGGTCTTGAGTTCGCCCAGGGTGTCAACCGTGGTTGCGGTCAGCGTGAGGGTGCCGCTTGTCCCGAATGCCGCATCGTTGGATTCAGCGCCCAGCGCACCGATTTTTGAATTGATCGTCTTTGCGCCCAGGTCTGTCACGATTTTGCAGGATGCAGAGGATCCGGTGTACTTGATCTTGAGTAGGCCGATTACTTCTGCAACCGTGCCCTCAGTGCCGAATACACCCTTTAGCACGTGACCCCATCCAGCGCAGGGGCGAGGCGAGAGCGGTATAGAGCCTTTGACATCACCTGCAACGGCATACTCGCCCACATCCATGCCGAGTCCCGCTATGAGCGGATCGGTCTTTTTGACGATATCACGGTCAAGCGACCCGATATCCCGAATCGGTAGGACGGCGGCACGCGCAACGGCGGTTCCCGGCGAGCTCTCCTTGCCGATTGTGTACTTTACACTTTGTTTGAGCGCCATGACGCCCTCCTTATTCGCACAATATTTCGAACTTCGCTGTCATATCCGCAGTTACAAACCCGACATGATTAGCGGGTAATTCGTCCTTTTCGATGTGCGTAACCTTGGCTTCTTCCAAGAGTCCCCCAAGCGTTACATTGTGGCCGACCGCCTGCACAAGCGCGTCCATGTATCTCGTTAGCGCCGCAAGTAGTTTTTTCTCCCTTGTCTCTTGCAAGGCGATAATTACCCGCAGGCGCAAGGTGATAAACTCGGAGTTCTGCCCTGCCCATTCAACGTCCACGGAATCGAGTTCCACCATGAGATACGGAAAGGGCCCTTCCATCGGTATAGATGAGCCTACAGCCGCACGACGCAAAGCGGGCGGGTTGTAATCCTCATCGGGTACAAGGAAGATCGAGGGGAAAACCATATCGCCCGGCCACGAGGTTTGCTCCGCGTTTGCCGCTGTTAGGTATGTAGGGATGTATTGTGCAAGCCATACGGCCACGCCGTAGACGTTGGGTTCTATATTTGAGTAGGCCATTAGTCCAGCCCTCCCGGTACGTACTTGCCTTCTTTCTCTAGCTTCTTGAGTTCACTTCTTATAACGGATTCTGTCATCTCTTCAAACTTTTGCGCCCAGGGGAACGCCTTCACCGATTGCGACATAAAGGGCCGCGCTTGCGTAACCTCAACCTTTTTGGCAAACACGATAGACCCGCCAGATATGGTAAAGGCTAAGGCCGAACGATTAAGGTTTTTATGGGTCATTCTTTCTTTTGGGGCTATGGTATATCCCCCCGCTTTTTCCATTATGCGCGATACCATCATTGTATCTGTATAATGGCCCGGCATCCTACCGGAGTATGCTATCCTTTTGGGGCCAACCCAGTATATGAAAGATTGATAGCCCATTTTGCCTTGACCTATCTTTTTGCGCCCTACGGTAATTGATTTGCTTAATGTACCCGAACCCTTAGAAAGCGTCTGCCCGGAAAGATAGCTTGAGCGTATAAACTGCTTGTATCTATAGGCAACGAGGCGAATAGTTTTGTCGGCAAGCTTAGAAGCAATGTCACCAAATGCGGCGAAATTGCTTTCTAGTTCACCGTTTACTTTAACCTCCATTACCATCATTCACGACTCCTAAAATCTTCAAGCATCATTTTTATATTCATGGGCATTTCGGTTTCCCATGATGTGTTCATTCCATCGGCGTTAGTCTGTGACCTCATGCCGATAAAGCCCATAGTCCCCACGCGGACAGCCATCCAGCGCACAAGCTCGAAGGCTGCGTTTTGCAGGATTTGCCACTTTGACGATGTGGATGCGTACCCGGCGTTGCATTCAAGTTTAACGCAAGCGGGAAGCTCGGGGAAGATCGCGGAATGCAGAAGGATAATCCCTGAGTTGATATAGAACGTGTACTCAGTCGATAGAATCTCGGACGATGCCGCGAAGGTACGGCCCGAATCGACATATAGATGTGCAATCGTGTTGACCGGGAAGCGGGGAACCACGAGGGTATTTGATCCGCTTCCATCGATGATAAGTGCAGTTGCCCCGGCGTACTCAACGGCTTTCAGCGCATCGCGTTTGCAATACGCTTCGATCCGGCTTGATGCCTGGTTGATAAGTGTCTGGTACTTGTCCTGATCGATATCGTCGGTGATCGAGAAAAGTACCTTGTATTCTGCCCACGTTACGAGGGCATTTGACGCCGGGGATACTGCCATATCTACCTCAACTGGATGCAGCGCACCCAAGAAATCGACGCCGTACGCGCATTGGCCGATCCTGCCCTAAGGTTAAGGCTGGGAGTCAAGTCGCCATCGGGAAGGCTTGCGGAAATCTGCGAGATGAGAACGCTATCGTAGTAGAACTTCAGCGTGGTTCCATCCCAGTAGATTTCGAAGATGTGTTCGACGTCTTTCGTAATCGCAGCGGAAGCAACGCCGGTGAAGGTCTGCGTGCCGTCCTTGTATACCTTCATTTCGAGCGTAGTCGCCCCGTCGGTTTTCAGGAAGAACGCGCCCTCGACGTTGGTCGCAAGTACGCCATGCGCTACTGAGGTTTTCAGTAGGTCGGTTTTCAGTTCACACAGGCCGACAAGCAGATCGACGTTTGTATCCTCGGACACCTGCAAGGCCGCGCCGAAGTAGCACGGTTTGCCGGATACGAGCTTGAATTGCTCGCCACGCACCTGGACGTTCAGGCCGTCGTACTCTGTTGCGTCGGTCGTGAGTACAACCGGCAAACCTGCGGTCTGGCCTACAGTTACAGCGGAACCAGCGCCTACCGCCGTAGCGATAAACTCGGTCGGGCTGTTTGTAGTGTCATCCGCAGGAGGCGGGCCGTTCAGTAGGAACTTGCGGACGTTGTTCCCGAACGCATCGAATAGTCTGTGAGGATACGCCGAGTCATTATAGACCAGCGCATCGTTTATAGTATCGGACTTAATCATCCCTTTCTCCTTGCCTTTTTAGGCGTTGGCTTTGCGGCTACTGGCTGCGCGGGCTCTACCTTCTCGGCAAGCCCGCCTGCAACCAACTCAGCGGCCAGCTTATCTGGCAGATCGCGGAGGCCAGGCCCCCATGATCCGTCAATGCAGCTAACCGCCGATTTCAGCTTTACGATCACGCGTGCATCGCCAAGAGTTCGAGCGCCGAAGTGTCCCACAGTTTGCCGTCGATGCGCTCGGCAAAGTCCCAGTTGGTCGCATGGGTGTCTGCGTTCTCGGTGACCTTGAGAGCCAGGTTAGGGCGGCGCTCTCCGATTGCGTACCCGTTGAAGTTAACGCAGGAAATTACCTTCGCGCTGCCAGTGATTTCCGGGCAGTTCGAGTCACGGATGACCGGCTTGCCGAACAGGGTTGCAAAGGGCGAATTGTGCATCCTGTCCTCGAAGTAATAGATCGGAGGTGTCCCGCCGTCGTTGAGAGCGCGAAGCACGGCAGCGGTCGAGGAGTGCATCACGTACACAGGGCCGCGATAGGTGGCAGGGTTGTTCGGGTCGTAAGCGCCCACAGCGCCCCATTCCTGTCCAAGCAGCTCGTCGAAGGCCACAAGCTCGGCATAGGTGATCGCGGAAGCGGAAGCCGTGGTTTTGGTAGCCGTCTCGACGAAGATGCCCTTGGGCTGTCCAGAGCCAGTGCCGGTGAGGAAAAGATCGTTTTCGGCTTTGGCAATGGCAACGGCGGCGAGCTTCTGGAAGATTGCGAAGCGTTCAAGCACGGTGTCCTCGGTGGCTTCCTCGGTGATCGAGTAGCGCCCGCCCAGCTTGACCAGCGCCATCGTAACGGCGGAGGGTTCGCCCTTGTCGGCATAGGAACCGGCCTCGGCTATGATCGCGGCTGCGTTCTTGATTACGTCAGCCGTGAAGGTGAGGGAGCCGGAGGGAGCACCGAATACCTGAGCACCCCAGCGCCTAGCGATGGAATAGAAGTTCAGGTTCGCAAGGAACTCGGGCATAGCAACCGTGGGAATGCCGAATCCATCTGAGGTCTTTATGATCGCAGCGGAGTCTTTGGGCTTCATCCTGCCCATGAGTAGCGGGACAAGCAGATCGGAAATCTTGTCGCTCTGCACCTGGTTTTCAAGTGCCCGTCCAGCGGGAACCATCTTGAGAACCACAGGGGCAACCTTATCGGTTATCATTTTCAGGAAGTTCTCGTCCTGGGCGAGGTCGAGGCCGGGTGCTCCGGCCTGGGGAGCCGCAACCTGTGCGGACTGGGTCTGGATGGTAGTTTCGTCCATGACCGTCTCCTTTGTTTCAGGCGCGGAGTCCGCGTCCTGATGCGATGCCAAGAGCGCCAACGGCGCTTTTCTAAAACCATATTTCTCTACGTTAAGGCAGGCGGCGGCTTGCGCCGTTTCCTCAACGCGGGAAGCAAAGCCATATTCCACAGCGTCGGCTGCGGATATCCACGTCTCATCGGCCATCATCTTGATAATCTCATCGCGGGTGAGGGCGGATCGCTCGGTGTAAAGATTGATAATGTCCTCTTTCATCTGATCCATAGTCGATGCCATTTTCCGCAAGTCCTCGGACGTGCCGATTGCGAATGTCCAGGGATCGTGAACCATGAGATAGGTTCCCCGATCCATGATGAGCTCTTTACCTGCAAGGGCGACAACCGAACCCATCGACGCGGCAAGGCCGACAACCTCAACGGTCAGCCTATCCTTTACCCGGGACAGGATGTTATAGATCGCCCATCCATCGGTTACCACGCCGCCCGGCGAGTTGATATTCAGGTGTATAGACTTGCGTCCCTTGATTTTGTCAAACTCGGCCTTGAAGTCCTCGACGCTCTGGCCCCAGCCGCCGATTTCATCGAACAGGTTTATCTCGGCCTCGTCCTCGGCCAGGTCTACAAAGCGGAACCAGGGGCGCTTTTCTTTTTCATCTTTCACTTTATGGCCTCCGTGTTAAGTTGTCTCAGGCGTACATCCCCGCCATCGTAGGGATTCGCGTCCTCTTTTGCGCGTACTTCGTTGGGTGAGTAAATGCCGTTCTGTATTGCCAGTTGATACGCCTGGTATCGCTCGATGGTCTTGCCTCTCAAGAGCGCGTCCATGTTGTACTTCCAGTAATAGAACTTGCGGTCAGCCGGGGTCAGTAATTGATGCGCCGTGTTCTTTTCCCAGCGGACGAAGTGCGGCATCATCGTATACTCTAGGAACTCCCGCGCCTGTTCCTCGATGTTGGAGAAGGTAGCCCTCTCAAGGGACTGCACAAGGTGGGGAGGCATACGGAAGATACGGCATATCTCGATCACCTGTTCACGCCGTGCCTCTACAAGCTGGGAATTTTCCGCGTCGTCTCCTACCTTCTGGAGCTTCATATCCTCCTCAAGTAGGGCGAACTTGTGCCGCTTTTTCGAGCCTCTAAAATTATTTTTGAAGCTATCCTCAAGGCGCTTTGCGGCCTCGACCGATAGATGTTTAGGATGGATTAGCACGGTTGCCGGGGTTGCGCCATTGGCATAATAGGCCGACGCGTATTCCTGCTGCCCGATTGCCAGGCCCAGCGCATCACGCGCACGGCTTACAAGCGAATCCCCGCGATACCCGTCGCCGTTGACGATAGGGCCGGGGAGGTGGAATATCTTGTCTCGCCCGAACTCCTTGCCGTCAATCACGTATCGAATCTGCCCAAAGCTGTTAAGGAACACATTTGATACGCGGTCAGGGTGTATGCGGTGCATTGCATACAGTGTCCCGGCCAGGGAGTTTTCCTTCTCCGCAAAGCCGTCGCCATGCAGAAGGCTATCAGCAGTCAGGGCTTGCCGGAACAGATCGGCGGTCTGGTAATCGTTAGGAGCATCGGCAAGGAGGCGCATCTCGTCCCGCTCGTAGGCAGGGCGATACGTGCCGTTAAACTCGTGGAACATTTTGAAAGGCAGCATTCCGCACGTCTCGGAGATTGCCCGGACACAGGCCAGGACAGCCGGAATCTTTAGGCACTCGTCAACCGTGACCGTGTTGCCCGATGTGGAGAGCCCCCATATATTCGTATACGTCGCTTGATTCGGCGGTAACTCTCGGCTTGCGAATACCTGCCGGAGCCTGGAGAATATGCCCGCGCGTTCTATTTCGTGCTCTTTCATAGGGCGATAATCCCCCTTGTCTCGTAGACGCTCTCGCCGTCGCCTTCGTGCCTAATCGCTCGATCAAGCGCCATGATGAGCGCAACAATACCGTCTATCTTTTCCGTTGACTTCTCTTTATCCGGCTTTAGGTTCCCGGCGGGGTCTTTGCGTACTACCATGTTGTCGGCCATCCAGCGCAATACAGGATTGCCGCCGTGCCGTATCTTGTGCCCCAGTACGAGGTTTAACAGTTCCTTGGTGGGCCCGGACATCGACTGGAAGCCCTGCCCAAAGGGAACCATCGTCGCCCCGTCATCCTCAAGATCGCGCACAAGCTGGGAAGCGTTCCAGCGGTCGTAGGCAATCTCAAGTATTTGGTATCGCTCGCCCAAGTCCCGCACCTTTTCGCGGATCGCGTTATAGTCAATCGTGTTCCCCGGCGTTGTCTCGATGTACCCTGCGTCTACCCATTGAGCATACATCTCGTGATCGTGCTTTGTGCGTAGCGTTTCCTCGGGAATCCAGAAGTGCGGCATGACATCGAATGTCCCGTCATCGTTTATATGCACCATAACAAAAGCTGCAATATCCGTAGTAGATGCAAGGTCAAGGCCAGCGTACATCTCGCCATCGGAGTCTAAATCCTCAAGCGGCAGGCAAGCGTCCCAATGCGACATTGGCAGGAACCGGCTCTCTTGTTTTACCCATTGGTTCAAGCGTAGCTGCCGGAAAGTATTTTCAAGCGCCGGTGTTTCTTGCGCCATCTTGCAGGCTTCGCGTACTGAGTTTATGGATATCGTATGGTCAAGGGAGGGATTGCACTTGTACCAAACTTTCTCATCCGTCCAGTCATCGTCATCCTTGGCATAGTACAGGACGGGCAAGAATGAAGGATCGTCAACAATCCCTTCGGCCACCTTGCGGGCATACTCGTGCTGTTCAAAGCATATCGAATGGCGGTCATATCCCGCCGTTGTGATCGCAAAGAAAATAGGTTGCAGTCTAGCGTCGCCTGATCCGGCGGTCAGTACGTCCCACAGTTCCCGGTTAGGCTGGGCGTGTAGCTCGTCGAAGATTACCGCCTGAGTATTAAAGCCGTGTTTAGTATGTGCTTCTGCGGAGAGTACGCGGTAGACTCCGCCGTTGTTATGTATGATGCGTTTTGTCGAATCAATGATTTTGCAGCGCCGTGCAAGTGCCGGGTTATTGCGTACCATCTCAGCCGCAACGTTAAACACGATAGCGGCCTGATCGCGGTCGGATGCGGCGCTATATATCTCAGCACCAGGCTCATTGTCGGCAAATAATAGCCGTAATGCAATGCCAGCGCCAAGCTCGGACTTTCCATTTTTCTTAGGGATTTCAACGTAGACGCGCTTGTACTGTCTGGTGCCATCGGCCTTGATAGTGCCGAATAGCTTGCCGATAACTTCTTTCTGCCAGGGTAGCAGTTCAAAGGGAGTTCCAGCCCAGCGGCCTTTCGTGTGAGTAAGATAGCGCGGGAACCAATCAATCGCGCGCTGGGCCAACTCTGGGTTGAACATCAGTCTAAATCCTCATCCCCGCCGTCATCTTTCGGCGTTAGGTCAATCCGGCTGCGGGCGCTCGGCGTAAATCCGAACTGTATCGCGAAGTCCTTAACCTGCTTCATTGCCGTGTTCGCCATTGCCACTTCCGGCCTCGGCATTACGTAGCCGGTAGCTGTTTCGAATACGTGCCCCTTCTCTTGGATAACCGCCTCTGCCTGTTGCAGATCGGAATAGGCTTTGCAGTAACACGCGAAGGCCGCAAGATCGCCAGCGGTCAGCATCGCAAGATTGCCAAGCTCTGGGCCTATCCTCGCCCACTCTTTCCGTGCAAGGTCATCGAGCCAATCAGGGCAGGCCGGTACTTTCGGGCTAAACTTGGGCGGGCGCTTGCGGTTCTTCTCGTGCCCTTTATTGCCCTCAAGCCGCTTGACCTCGTCGGGCTTCGGCGCTGGCCCCCTAACTCCCATGCTACAAAACCCCCGCCCCGGAAACTATAGGACGCTTATCTAAGGG